AAAGGCACGAGGACGATCTGGTTGGCCGTTTGACGGACCCCCAGAACCCGGATTACTCCGCCTCCGAGGGGCCGAAATGGAAGATCATCGACCTCCCCGCGCTCGCCATGGGCAACAGCGATCCGCTGGGGAGGAGGCAGGGAGAAGCCCTGTGGCCCGCCAGGTTCCCTGTCTCCTACCTGGAAGACATCCGCGCCGCCGACCCCAGGGGCTTCCAGGCGCTGTATCAGGGTTCGCCCACCCCGGAGAAGGGGAACTTCTTCCCGGCGGACAAGATCAGGACGTATGCGAGAGGCGACCGTCCAGCGAACGACAAGCTCCGGTTCTACGCCTCCAGCGACCACGCCGTCTCCACCACGCAGGATCGCGACAAGACCTGTTGCCTGATCGTCGGCCTCGACGAGGACCAGAACATCTGGGTCATGGAAGACATTATCTGGGCGCATCTGCCGACCGATGTCGTCGTCGAGCGGATGATCGACATGATGGCCAAGTACCGCCCGCTGCACTGGTGGGCCGAGCGCGGCCACATCTCGAAATCGATTGGCCCGTTCCTCCGGAAACGTATGCTGGAGCGTAATACCTTTTGCTCGATATTCGAGGTGACCCCCGTCAATGACAAGAAAACACGGGCGCAGAGCATCCTGGGGCGTCTATCGATGGGGATGGTCTATTTCCCGTCCTCTGCGTCGTGGTGGATGGAGGCACGGCAGGAACTCCTCCAGTTCCCGCTCGGAGCCAGGGACGACTTCGTCGACGCACTGGCTTGGGTTGGAACGGGTCTCAACATCCATGCGCCGCCTAAGACGCCGCGCAGGCCGAAACCTGTCGCCGCAGTGGGTACTTACGGCTGGCTGAAGAACAGCGAGAAACACGAGGCACGGCAGAAAAACGCTGCCGAGAAGCAAGGCTGGTAGAGACATGGCCCTCCCCCCGATTGGTATGCCTCCCGATCCCATGGACCCCGGTGGACCTCCCGATTTCGGCATCGGCCCGCCTCCCCCGGTCGATCCTGTCCTTGCGCCCCCGGAGACACCGCGAGACCAGAAGGTCACGCCCAGGGACAAGCCCGATCCGGAACCGAAGCGGAAAGCCCTCGTCGGCGCTCTCTCCGACATGGTCAAGTCGGCCAAGTCGCACTGGGACAAGACCTTCAAGCAGATGGAACGCGACCAGAAATTCGCCGCCGGTCAGCAATGGAACGAAGACCCGAAGGTCTCCGTCTACAACGACATCGTCGACAACGACCTCTACATTGCCAACATCACCTTGCAGCACATCCAGAAGCGTGTCGCTTCCGTCTACGCCAAGAACCCGCAGGCGGTCTGCCGCAGACGCCCGCGCATCCTGTCGACCGTCTGGGACGGCACGATGGAGAGCCTGACGCAGGCCCAGGGCCTCATCCAGCAAGCCCAACAGGCGACGATGCTCGGCGTCATGGGGATGGCGGGAGGCGCTGGTATGCCCTCCGCCGCCCCCGGCATGGCTCCGACAACCACGGGACCGGGAGCCGGTGCCGGTTCCGGTGGCCTCGACGGGATGCCTCCTCCGGGTGCCAACAACCCACAGGCGATGGCTGGCGCTCCGGCGGGGCATCCCGCTGGTGCTCCCGGCGATGCCTCCGGGTCTCCCGGCGCTCCAGGCCCCGAAGGGATGCCCGGAGCCGCCGCCCCGGCCCCGCCGATGCCGATGATGCCTCCCATCGAGGAGGTCATGAACGCGCAGGCCGTGATCGAGGACGCGCAGGCCGTGAAGCAGCAACTGACGATCCTCAACAAGGTCGCGAGAACATTGGAAATTCTCTACGAATACGAGGTCTCGGAGCAGGCACAGTCGTTCAAGTCGATGATGAAGATGACTGTGAGGCGGGCCGCGACGAGCGGGGTCGGGTGGACGCGCCTGGGGTTTCAGAGAGTCTTGGCCAAGTCTCCCGACCTCGATTCCCGCATCGCCGACATCCAGAACCAACTCGATCTGGTGGAGCGCATCTCCGCCGATCTCGCGGACGGCGAAGTCACCGAGGACGACGCGACGGCGGAGGAGCTACGCCTCACGCTGCAAGCGTTGTCCCAGGAGCAGGATGTCGTCGTCCGCGAAGGCTTGCAATTCACCTGGCCCAAGAGCACGGCCATCATCCCCGACCCGCGCTGCATCCAGCTAAGGGACTTCCTGGGCTGCGACTGGGTGGCCGAGGAGTTCTGTCTCTCCGTCAACGAGGTGCAGGAGACCTACAATGTCGATGTCTCCAAGGGCCATACGAGCTACGAACGATCCGACACCGGAACTGACTATGAGCGGGCACGCTCGACGTGGGCCACTGGAGGCTACAACGACGACCCACAGATCAGTGACGCCGACCGGGATAGCTGCCTCGTCTGGGAGGTTTACAATAAGAAAGACGGTCTCGTTTATGTGCTCTGCGACGGGTATCCGGATTTCCTGCGCGAGCCGGGGCCTCCGGACGTCTACACCGACCGCTACTGGCCGTGGTTTCTCACCGCCTTCAACGAGGTGGACGGCAAGGTCTATCCGCCATCCGACGTCCAGTTGATCCGCCCGATGCAGCGCGAACTCAACAGGGCGCGACAGGGGCTGCGCGAGCACCGTATCGCCAACCGCCCGAAGACCGCCTACGCGGACGGGACGCTCTCCCAGGACGACATCGAGGCATTCAAGGACCATCCGGTCAACGCCATGATCGCTGTCTCCGGCCTCCAGCCGGGGCAGGCCATCAAGGGTTCCCCCGTCGACCCGAATTTGTACGAAGTGAACCCGATATTCCAAGATTTGCTCCGGGTCGTCGGCGAGCAGGAGGCCGATCTCGGAGGTACCAGCGGAGACACGGCGACCGAATCCAGCATCGCTGCCTCCGCCAAGGCTTCCGCGACAGGCTCTTCCGTCGACGACATCGACGAGACGCTGACCGCGATAGCCAAGGCGTCGGGGCAAATCCTCCTGCTCAACGTCACCGAGGAGACAGCCAAGTCGATTGTCGGCCCCGGCGCGATGTGGCCGACGCTGACCAAGTCTGAAGTCGCCAGAGACCTCTATCTGGAAATCCAGGCGGGATCGTCGGGGAGACCGAACCAGGCCCAGGAATTACAGAATTTCGAACGTCTCGCACCGATCCTGATGCAGCTTCCGGGCGTGAAGCCCTCGTTCCTCGTCAAGCAGGCGCTTCAGCGCCTCGACGACAAGGTCGACATCGACGAAGCGGTGGCCGATGGATTGCCGTCCGTCACGGCCATGAACGGAGCCAAGATGCCGGGGCTTCCGGGGCAGGGCGATCCGAACGCGCAGGGGCCGATGGGAGCCAGCAATAACCCTGCCGCGCCAACGCCTTCGCCGCGTTCGCCGACCCCTTCGGCACCGTCGCCGTCGCCGCAGGGGCAGTCGCCGACCACCCGATTGCAGTAGCTACATTTTGCGTCTATAAGTCGGCGCAACACCAGAGATTGAGATGGCCGACGAATCCGAACCCAACGCACCCGCGACGGATACCCCGTCAGCACCGGCTCCGGATTCCTCCCCGCCCTCTCCAAGCCCTTCGACGGAAACGTCGACAGATACGGGAACGTCCAAGGAAAGCCTCCTGGATGCCGTGCTCAAGGTGGTCCCGGCCACGACCGAGAGCGACATCCTGGCTCCAACGGACCAACAGGCCCCTCCCGAAGCCGCAGAGCCAGACAGTCAACAGGCGGAGACAGAAGAACCCGAAGCCGACGACGACGAGCCAACCAACGACATGGCTCCGCTCGTCCGTAAAAAGATCAACAAGCTGCTCAAGCAGCGGCGCGAGTTGAAGACCGAGTTGTCGCAACTCCAGGCCCCTGCCCAAATCGGCTCAGAACTGGAAGCATTCGCCAAGACGAACGACCTCTCCGGAGACGACGTCGCTGCCACTTTACGCATGGCGGCGATGCTCAGAGCCGGTGATTACAGGTCGTTCTACGAGGCCGTTGCGCCCTTCGTCCGTACCGCCCAGGAGTATCTCGGCATCGTCCTGCCGGGAGACCTGGCGGAACAGGTGAAGCAGGGGCAGATGACGGAGAACGCGGCCAAGGCTTACGCCCGCCAGCGTTTCGACGGGCAGCGGTCCCAGTTCGAGCTTGAGTCCGCGACCCAGGTGCATCAGCGCCAACAGGTCCAGGCCGTCCAGAACGACGTGCAGCGTGCTGTCTCGAATTTCGAGTTGCGCCTCTCCGCGAACGATCCCGACTACAAGGCCAAAGCCCCCGCCGTTCGGAGACACGCGCAAGCGTTGCTGTTCGAAAAAGGCGGTACCATCTCCGGCGTGGACGAGGCATTGGCCATCACCAAAGCTGCCTACGACGAAGTGAACCGCCAGATGCGAGCTTTTCAGCCGCGCCCAGTCGCCACCCATCTTCACCCGAACGGAGCCACGCAAACGCCCTCTGCGCGAGCGGCTCCGAAAACCCTCATGGAAGCTGCCATTCAGGGACTGGAGAACGCAAGACGCGGAGGCTAGTATTGGGAAAGTAAAACCCAATGGCCTTCACGGCAGGCGAAGTAACGAATATCGCTAATGCAGCACTAGACTTCTATCTTGACAGAGGAGACCAATGGAGACAGACCCTCCAGGCTCGGCCTTGCTTTGACAAGATGGTCTCCGGAAAGAAATACTTTCCCGGAGGCAAGGGTGACATCAGTATCGCTGTTTCCGGTGCTTTCGGTGCCGGTGGCACGAACGACACCCTCAAAGGCTACACGCACAACGACACGGTAGTCTTCTATACTCCCGCCAACATCAAACGGGCCGCTTACCCGTGGCGTGAGCACCACATCGGTCTTCAGCTAACCCACACCGAACTCAAGATCGATGGCATCTCCGTAGTAGACCCTGGCTCCAACGGGGAGAGGACAACCGAGCACAGCCGTCGTGAGATGACGGTTCTGGTCGGCCTGTTGGAAGACAAGCTTTTCGACCTTGGCGAAAAGTACGCCAGGGACATGAATGCCTTGCTCTACGGAGACGGGGTAGCCGACGCCAAGGCGCTGGCGGGCCTCAAGCTCCTGGTCAGCGATGACCCGTCTGTCGGGACTGTCGGAGGCATCAACAGGGCCACCGCTGGTTTCGAATGGTGGCGCAATCGCGCAAGAACCGCAGCATTCGGGACCAAGGTCACCGGCACTCCGGCTCTCGGAGCCTGGGGCGGCGGGGCCGTGACAAGCAATGTTGCTGACGGAGGCGCTCTCCTTCAGGTTCTCCAGGCAGAGCGTCGGCAGCTTACCCGCTACGGCGGCTCCCCCAACCTTTTCCTTTGCGGCTCCGACTTCCTGGGCGCGATGGAGAAGGAAATCCGGGCCAACGGCATTTACTCGCAGACCGGATTCACCAAGCCCT